TAGATTCTCCTTAGACTCCTGTAAGTAGAGCTATCTAGCAATCTTCAGTACTTATGCAGCTCAGAGTATTCCTGACTAGCTGCTTAATAATCATCTGGCTAGCACTGACTAGCTCTGACTCGTTCTCTTAATAAGTTTCCTAGTGGGTATTGGTAAGACAGATTGGAGCCAGACTCTACTCTGACTCTAGTACTCACTAGCAAGCTTATTAAAACTTAATAAGAGCAAAAGAAATCATCCGTTCTCTCTAGGGATTCTAGTTAGAGCATTAATTATCTATGGAGAACACTCATGGGACTTTACCCAGATCAAGAACAGGTAGCACAAGACTTTGAGGTATGGCTAGAAAGCTCTAGCTTAGATGACGTAGCAGGCCTGTGGGCATCTGCTGGGTTTGGTAAGTCTCATATGGTCAAGTACATCGTTGACCTAGTTAATAAGTGTCACAAGAAGCACACGGTATTACTCACCAGCATGACTCACTCTGCTGTTGAAGTGCTAGAAGGACTGACAGGCGAGACAGTAACTACACTGCACTCAGCTATGCGTTGGGTGCCAGCTTTCAATGTTAAGACTGGTGAGGAATACCTTAAGACACCTAAGAAGCCTTCATTAGCAGACTCAGGTGCAACCTTAATGCTGGTTGATGAAGCTGGCTTGATGGGTCATGACGAGGTAAAACTCTTACTAGACTCGGCGTTCGCCTGCGGCGTAAAACTACTGTTAATAGGCGATCACAAGCAGTGCTACCCAGTGGTCAAGAGGAACCAGAAACTCTGTATTCCAGCTTATGAAGCTACTAATACCTTCTTTGCTTTGACTGTACCTAAGCGTGTGAATGCAAATGACATGATCTACAAGCTCTCTACTAAGTATAGAGAGTCAGTTGATGGTGCTCGTCAGCCCAACCTACGCACACTCATGAACTTAGATGATCCTAACAAGGGCATCGTAGTAGTTGATGATATTGAAGAGGCTGCATTTGCTGCTTTCACAAGAGCTAAGGCTGGAGACTACATACGTGATGTCAAAGTCTTAGCTTTTACCAACAACAGATGTCTTCGTATCAATAAGAAGATTAGAAAGCATGTGTTTGGTATATCAGACCCAGCACCCTTTATAGGAGAAGAGCTAGTTGCTAATGAGCATATCGAGCATCCCCTAGCAGGAGTCAATGAAGCTCTAATTAAGAACAACCAGAGAGTCATTGTAGAGTCTGTTGAAGATACTGAGCAGTTTGGTATCCCAGGTTACTGGGTAGGGCTAGAAGGTATTAAAGAGCAGGTATTTCTACCTAGAAATGTTGCAGCAGTTAAGAGGCGTAAGCAAGAGCTAGCTAACGAAGCTAATAAGCTCAAGGCTGAAGGCAAACAAGGTGCTGCTTCAGATAAGTGGAAGCAGTTTTATCGCATTAAGAAAGGTTGTGCAGACTTACGCAACAGCTATGCAATGACAGTTAATAAGTGTCAGGGCAGAACTCTTAAGCATGTACTCATAGACATGTATGACCTAGACACCTGTAGAGATGCAGGGCAGAAAACTCGTCTGGCTTATACAGGTGTATCAAGGGCAACTGATGTTGTCGAGATTGAAGGAGAACTTCGTGCCTGAATTTATATTAGACCTTGGAGAGGACACAGATAGCTTCAGTAAGCTTGATGAGTTCACGCAAGGATATGTCGAGGCTATGTTCTTTACGAGCATAGACACAGATGAAGACTTGTTTCTTGCTAGCTACGATGAGATAGCACCTATGACCTTGTGTGCATTAGTTGCTGACTGTGAGAACTTTCAGAATGATAACTTTCAATGTCTAGCACTAGCTTACGACACAGGCTACACCAAAGAAAATGCTGGTAGAGATTACTGGTACACACGTAATGGACATGGTGTTGGCTTCTGGGATAGAGACTTGGGATGGCTTGGAGAAAGACTAACTAATGTATCTGAGCATTTAGAAATTAACTTATACAGAGGCGACGATGGCCAACTGTACTTAATGTAGGGAGAAACCTATGTGGATGTCTAAGAGTTACCATCGAGCGGCTGATACGTTGCTTGAGAACATTAACTATCTTCGTAGTGAGGAGCCTGTAGTGCGAAATGCACGAGAGGACTTATTACTAGCGTTGGATATGGTAGTGGATAAGATTAACTACTATGACGATGGTAGAGTCTCAATTATGAACGACACTCCTGACTGTTTTTACCTAGCTTGGGATGAATCGTACTAGTGGCGGCAGGAATGGCGACACATATGAGTACTATTGGAGTCAAATAAGGATCAAGTACTTACTAAGTTGTTGATTTACCTAGTAAGTACTTGATTGGATTGGTGGAGGCGGCGGGAATTGAACCCTCGACCTTACTAACTAAATCAATGACTTAACTACTTAAGTGGCGACAGAGTGGCGGCAAAGTTCAAAGGAGCTAGCCTAACAGCCTCATTTAGATGGTCAGGTGCAAGGTGCGCGTACCTCATTGTCATCAAGATCGTAGAGTGTCCTAACACCTTTTGTAAGGTCAGGATGTTCCCACCATTAATCATAAAGTGACTAGCAAAGGTATGTCTAAGCACATGAGATGCCTGACCCTTTGGTAGTTCTATATCTGTCTTCTTGAGTGCTCTTCTAAATGCACCAATGGAGCTAGTAAACAATTTACCCTTACCATGTCCTTTAAGCTCATCTTGAAGCTCAGGTGTTATAGGTACAGACCTATTCTTACCTGACTTGGTATCTGTAAAGGTAACCTTATTATTTACAACATGCCTACTATGTAAGGATTCAGCTTCACCCCACCTTGCACCAGTAGCCAGACATACTTTAGATATAAGCAAGACATGAGGATTTGTAGCATTAGCTTTAATCATGTCTAGCAACTCATAAATCTGATCCATAGTAAGGAAAGATAACTCAGACTCAGCAATCTTGATTGTCTTGATACCCTCTAAAGGGTTTGCATACTCAATCTGCTTAGTCTGCTTAAGATTATTAAACACTGCATTAAGATAACCTAGCTCATTGTTCTGAGTCTTGGCTGCGGTGTTACATTCAGCTCGATACTTTAGATACACCTTAGCAGTGATGCTTCGTGCTATTGGATCATTGATAGACTGAGCAGTTGCTAACAACTTACGCTTACGCCTCTCACCATCATTCAAGTGCTTACCATGCTGCTTATACCAGATGCTAATTAGCTCTGAGAAGTGCCGGTTATCATCTACCTTTGGGTTCCAGGCTTCGCCATGAGTAGCCTTAGCTAATACATGGGCTTCAAAGCGATTAGCTTCAGCCTTAGTTAAGAATAACTTACGGACACGCTTACCATTTCGACCCTCTGGGTAGAGTTCACAACGCCATCTTCCATCTGGTGTCTTATTGATAGACATGGCTAATGATTGCATTGTAGGACAACAGTACCATTGATTTGAGTGTTACCTAGCATATGATCCTTAATGGGAACGTTGAACTTGTCCCTGCTCTGTATATGTGTATACTGCCGCGCAATGCCGCTATCCAAAATAATAAACTCTTACAGCTCTCTTAATAAGCAACAACAAGAGCTAGTTACTGCTTCTCTTCGAGAGCAGAATCTATTAATTGCTTTAGAAGTTGTATCTGCGCCTTGTTCATGGCCTGAATATCAACCTCAGCAAAAGTGTTGTGTACAGGTGGACTTAGTTCAAGACCAACTAACCATGACGTGTACAGCTTCAAAGCCGGATGTCTGGCTACCCCCTCTAAAAAGTCAGAACCAATAACTTTAGAGCTGCCATACTCAAACTTGGCAATCTTGCCTTTAGAAACACCTGACATATCTGCGAGCTGTTGTTGAGAGATACCTTCTATCTTTCTTAGCTCTAATACTTTCTCCCTGAGTTCCATACATCCACCAGTTGCTTATTATTATTTTGTTGTGTTTGATCCTAATAAGGATCATTATGCGCGCCTGATTTACTATAAGGATCAAGTTGATCCTATTAAGCATCTATGTTACCTAGGTTACACCATGAACTACTCAGAAATACAGTACATAACGCCCGAAATTCGAATGGATATACCTGAATGTACCCCAAAAGAGTACGCAATTCGGTCAGGTAGGTCACTAGCCACTGTTCGTCGCCTGATTCAAGACGGTGAATTGCCAGTCATTAAGTACGGCAAAGAGAAGCAGGGTTCCATAATGATAAACCTAATTAAATTGGCTGAGAGAAACCTCTCAACTAAGTACTAACAAGACCAATATAGACTCTCTCTAGGGAGTCTAGCCCAATAAGGGCAAACGAGCTGACGAGCTAACCCAAATAATATAACTCTCAGCTTAAGGAATACTTATGAACAAGCGAACTATAAATAAAGGCAGTCCAATAGTATCAGTCAATCGTCCCCGCAATCTCTCAAGCTGTGAACATGGCCAACGTACAACCGAAGCCGGTACATGGCGCAGCAGAGTAAATTCAAAGCCTGTTTCAATTACTCGTAAGCAAGCAGCCTAATTCTAAAACCATTGTGAACTCTCTCTAGGGAGACAAGTTCAAATACGGCCTCGTGCCTTGTGGAGACTATACCTCGTAGCATTGAGCTACCTGCCTCTGGTCAGACAATACCAGAGCCTAATTTACCTACGCACATTTCGTGCTGACCTATATCAACTTAACATTAACTAAAGAGAATCTAATTATGTCTATCCTCGATAAATTGAACAACCTAAAGAAAGCATCAACCGTACCCGCACGTACTCCTATGAGTGACGCACAAGTAGTTAGCCTGAAAGCTAAGCTGCGTAGTGAGAATCGGGTAAATGTATTACCTAACAGCAATGATGTGAAAGTTCCATATCGTGTAGCTGTCAACTACCGCAACGAGTGGTCTAACCACGGTACTTTCACAAGTATCGACGTAGCCTCTGCTGTAGGCACATTAGTGTCTTACGCCAAGTTCGGTGATAAAGCTATCCAAGGTGAATATGACGCAGAAGTTGCTGAAACGCACCCTGAGTTTATTACTTGGATTGCAAACCCACTGAATGCTGAAGTAATTGCAGCTAATGACAGTGTGGCATCTGAAGAAGACCCGTTCTAAGTAGCTAGTTCGATATGCTCAGGCTAAGGCTTGGGCATATCTATAGTAGTTATTTACAGATTAAGGAGAGCCTCATGGCCAACATAACTTATTACGAACTAGGAAATTATAACGGTGGCAAGCTGCTACCTAAGACTTTTGAGTTAGATGGCCTGACCTATGACGAACACTTGTCAGAGATTACAAAGTGGCTAGAAGAGCTTACTAAGAAGACAGGCGAACTCTGTGAAGAGTGGATCGTTTGTGATTATGAAGATGTACAAAAAGAATTTGTAAGTGAGTGGTCGATTGACCCTGAGTACTTTAATGTTATGGAAGCTGTAGAAAATAGCTACCTAGACGAAGAAGTATTTGCGGCAGGAATAAGCCTTGGTATTGCATTAGGCGATATAGAAGATAGCTACCACGGGTACTTCCATTCTGAAATAGAACTTGCAGAAGACTATGTAGATAACTGTTGCGATCTTCCTGAGTGGGCAGAACCCTACTTTGACTATCACAACTTTGGTGTTGGCCTAGCTGCTAACTACTCAGAAGAGGGTGGCCACTACTTTTATGGTAGTTGCTAGTGTATCTTGTCGCCGCTTGATGACAATGGAGAGTCCAAGATGATTAAGAAGCTATATATATTTGGCATAATAATGCTGGCCATATCTGCTATCAGTACTTTCGTAGCCAGCGACAAGCCAGAAGATAGAGAGCCTACACTAGAAGAAAAGTGCGCTTGGAAAATGATTAAGAACACAATTAGAGCCTACCCCGAAGGAATGGCTGAACTAGAGAGCTACACTATTTCAGATGAAAAAACCGTAATGGGCCATAAAGAGATAACTGTACAAGGGACTATGTACTACTCTGTAAATGGAGAAAGTATATCTATGCCATTTGGCAGTACCTGTAACATCCACTAACCACTCCCTCACCACCTCCCACACTTAGCCATCCCCCACTCAGACTACTGAGGGCTTTGCTGTGGGCGGTACATAGACATATATTTAAGGAAAAGCATTGATTAGTGAAGCCCTCCCAAAGAACCAAAAATACTGGACTGTAGCCGACTGGACTGCTCAAGGCCTCATGCCTTGGAGTGTGACTTGGACTAATTGCCAAGTAGATCATTTAAGAATCAAAGAAGGTAGAGCATTTGCTAGCAAAGCTGAAGCAGACCTCTACCTTAACAAGCAAGAAGAAGTAGTGGCCTAGTGCTACTCCCACCCAGAGCACAAGCTCATTATTAAAGAGAAAACTATGACGAATAAAAATGAAGTAAAGATTGTTGAAGTATTTGGACAGTTCGCAGTAGAGCTGACTGATGGCCCTGAAATGTTTTCAACTGAAGCCGAAGCAAAAGCAGCCTTAGCTCAATACGAAAATGGTGCAGAACATGCGCGTCTGGCTGATGGCTACTGTGCATACAAAGGCTTAACTGCCAAGAATGCTAAAGGTAAGGCTAACGTAATTGCCGACTTCCTAGCATGGGTTGATGCCGGTACTCCAGAGCCTACCGAAGTTCCTGCTGAAGAAGCTACTGAAGAAGTTGCTACTGAAGAGCAGTTCTAATCTAACTTTACTCCCACTTAAGTTAGTACCAAAAAGCCCTTGCCTTAACTGGTGAGGGCTTTTTACTTTATTTAGTTTCTTGCTGGATTCTCACGATCACTGACTCCCCCCAGTGGAGAGTCCAGCCAGAAACTAATTAATAACAAACAAGGAACACAATGTTAGGACTAGCAACAGTTACCACCCTGCTTAGTGCAGCAACAAAATACTTTAGTGAAGGTCGTCAGATTAAGGCGGCTGTAAAACTACGTAAGGATGAGCTTTCTAAGCTCTCCTTGGAAACCAAACTAGAAGCTATCAAAAGTTCTGACGAGTCAGCAATGCAAATGGATAGCACTACAGAAGGGAGAATCTCATGGGCAGACGATGTAAGTTTCGCTGTCTTCTTGTTGCCTGCTGTATTGGCCTTCTGGCCAGCAGCATTGCCGCATATACGAGCTGGATTCATAGCCCTGGACTCGATGCCAGATTGGTATCAGTACGCACTGGGCATGATGTTAGTTTCAGTTTGGGGCTACAGACAGTTGGTAAATCCAATAGTACACATGATAGCCAAAGCCTATCTGGGCGTGAAAACAAAGAACTAGTCATAACTTGGAATACTGACACGATGAATATGATTGATATTTTAAGCTTTGAAGAAGGCTATAGCGACAAACCCTACCTATGCTCAGAAGGTTTTGTAACCGTTGGACTAGGTACTCGCCTGAACACTAAAGCAGGACTAGAGCCTAAGGATTTTCCTATCCTGGTTACTCCTGAAATTGCAGAACTTTTACTGCATATGCGAGTAGAAAAACACAAACATAAGCTGGAACGTAGAGTGGGCATTAACCATATCTTCGAGAAGCTTAACGATGACCGCAGAGCAATAATCCTATCTATGTCTTATCAGATGGGTACGTCTGGAGTGTCCAAGTTTAAAAATATGTGGAAGGCCTTAGATGCTGGTGATTACGAGCAAGCTGCTGTTGAAGCACTTGATAGTAAATGGGCCAAGCAAACACCAGAACGAGCTAAGCGACATGCACAAGTGTTAGCTGGCAAGCCCTTGTACTCCGTTTATGTAGGAGGCTAAGGCCTAACTATAAACGGAGAATTCTATGAATGAGCAAGAGCAACAAAGAGAGAATTACTGGCTACTGCAACGCTGTGATTACTCCCTAATCAAAAATATAGGTGGGATTAGCTACCTACAACCTAATAGTGACGAAGAGTACATCGTAGCTATGTCAGGCAAACACAGCCTTGCCGTAGATACAAAATTTTATGAGTTTGCTGACATGGACTGTACAGAGGATGGTGTCTTGAGTGACTACTCCTATGTACTCCACGCTGGCATCTTAATGTGCAAGTTTGATCGGGACACATTGGAAGGTCGTGTTAGGGCTTACATGCCTAAAGAGTTACGTATCGAAACAGTAGTAAATACTTTCCGACACTACGTAGCCGAAATTCCACGATGGCAAGACAAAGAATACCTAAAACAATATGCCGCCGACTACATAGAAGCGGAAACTGGACTGCCTAACCTGTATATCAGGATAGTGCTAAACACAATCTATGACGGGGAAAACAGTACATGAGTAAAGCAGTTGACGCGATGGCTTTATGGGAGGCTTATATCCACCTATGTGCAGACCGAGCAAGGTCTGAAAGTGAAGAGTACGCCTACCAAAATATTGTAGATTTACGTGAGCTGCAAGGTACATGTGAGCTAAGGGAAACTTTCTACGAACTAGCAGGGTTTATTAACGCTGCATGGTCACAAATACCTCAGGAAGACCAAGACATAATAATTGAGTACCACGAGCTAGACGCTTGGGATTGGGACTACTTACCCTACATCCTAGTTAAGTGTGCTGAGCGGAAAAGTCTAGAAGGAATCACTATCAATGACCTTCTTGACATCAATGACGACCTGTTGACTCAGACTGAATATGAGGAGACAGAACAGGCAGCATAAGACTATGGAAGATGGGGAAATCCTCGATCTGTGCAGTGAGTGGATCGAGGCAAAGGATGCCCATTACTTAGCCAAGGAAGGCAAGATAGTATTCTTCTCATCTGACACAGGACGTAAGCAGGACTACCGATGGCATACCATGTCATTGGCCGAAGTAGTACGAATCATACAAGCTTATAAAATGCCTCATGGAGAGGCTAACAAGCTAACTCAATCCCACATTGTTGGGGCCAGTCAAGAGACAGCCAGAGTATATGAGTACGCAGTTAGTTCACGGCATAAAGCTCGTGAAGGTGTATTCAACTACCTAGAAATGGCTGAGATGGACTTAGGTGATGAAGTGATGGCTATGCTGGCTCAAGAGCTAGTATACCAAGACTTCACCGCACTTCTGCTTAAGCCTGTAGAAGCCTTATTTAATTCTATTCAAAACAAACTCGATGCAGGTATTGGTTCAAGAGAAGCCAGAACCCTGCTGGAAAAACACTTCACCGCCCAAGGGTTTGAGCTAAAGATTGGCTCAACACGACCTCTTGTGGATGGTAAGAAAGTCAACGCCATCATGTTGCCAGGTTCTAAGCCTAGCGAAGTTGTAACTCTAACTGATGAAGTCAGCAGGCTCATCTCAAAGAAAATCTATGGAGCACTCAAATGAGTTTAAGCAAAGAATTTCCAATACTGATTAGTGAACTAAAAGAGCTTATGAGCACACGACTAGCTAAAGCTGCCCTAAGAAAAGTTAGGGAAACCGTACCAGCACATAGCTTTGTTGATACCAAATTTGTAGGCGAAGCTTTTACTTGGAATGAGTCCCCACAAGGTCACATTTTCTGGTCAAGGATTTGTAGTAGGCAAACTCGGCTTCTATGTCGATCCTAGATAAATTGAAGAAAGCTCAGGCTCCTAAGCCTCAGTACGTAATGGTATACGGCAGGCAAGCACTCATTATTGATGTCTTGTCTACCCAGTACTACGTCCAACATATAGATGGCAAGAGAGAGTTTGCCTTCAAATCAGATACACAGGTGAAATTATGCAAAGCGCAAATTTAAAGTTGCCAGCAGAAGTCCCACGTATACATCCCCTATCTATTAGGCAAGGCGCAATACTGGAATGTACAAAATCTGCTGGTAGGTTTTACACAGTTGGAAAGCTCTACAAAGTCATAAACATAAGTACTGACGAACGAGCGCACTTCCCAATATCAATGCAAGACGATATGGCAACAAGACTAGGACATAGCTGGAGTATTGACTCACTAGCTGGCCTTGGAGATTACACAGACTACGGAACCCAATTCAAGCTAGTTGTGTGGACTAAACAATAGAGAATACTGGAGTAACCTATGGGAATCTGCGTTGAGAAGATAGCTTGTACTGAGTGCGGATCATCCGATGGCAAGCAAGTATTCTTCGATGATATAAAAGATAAATACTACGCAATCTGTTTTGCAGGTTGTGGGATGAAAGCTTATGGAAGTCCTTATGAGGAAGGTGAAGGCCCAACTGTCGTGGCTAAAACCCAGACGGAGATTGATGAAGAAATTAGGGAAATACAAGCCTGCAAAATCCTTACTGTTGAGAAAGGAAAGCAACACCGAGGAATGCCAGGAGATGTATTTAAGTCGTGGGGAGTCCGACTTCTACTTAGTGAGTACGATGGCAAAACTCCATATGCTGTCGGCTTCCCTTTTAGTAATCAAGAAAACTTAGCAGGCTGGAAAATACGCACCCTTAAGGATAAGAATTTCTTCTCACTGGGTGATGTAAAAGACGCTGATCCATTTGGCTTTGAACGTGCCATGAAGATTGGTGGTAAGACCTTGTGGATCACGGAAGGTGAGTACGATGCCATTGCACTAGATTACGCATTAGTGCAGTGCCAGAAAGACACAAAGTTTGCTAAGAAGATGTACCCAGTTATATCTCTTACTCATGGTGGTGGAAGCATCACTAAAAACTTAAAGAAAATTCGGAAAAGGATTAAGCGCAAGTTTAGTAATGTAGTACTTGTCCTAGATAACGATGCAGTAGGCCTAAAAGCTGAGAAGGAAGCACAAGCATTGTGGCCAGACATCTTAGTAGTATCCAAGCCTAAGGGCTGCAAGGATGCTAATGATGCTGTCCAACAAGGCCTAACATTAGAGATGGGCCATCTAGCCTATTGGGAACAGCACAAACTGCCTATCGAAGGCATTGTCAGAGTCAGTACGATTTTAGCTAGGGCTTTAGAGCCACCAAAGATGGGGTTGTCCTACCCATACGATGAACTAACTGAGATGACTTATGGCCAACGCTTTGGTGAAGCTGTCTGTCTTGGAGGTGGTGTAGGTTGCGGCAAGACTGTAATCGCACACCAATTTAGTGCTCACAATATGATAGAGCACAACACTCCATGCAACCTAATCCTGCTAGAAGAACAGAACCACTACACCTTACGTAGCATTGCTTCCAAGATTGACTCTGTACCCTACAACAATCCAAAGGCTGAGTACGACCACGAACAACTTGTGGCCACGGCTGAGTCCTTACAAGATAAATTGTTTATGTGGGCATCAGAGGGCGATCAAGCATTGCGCTTTGACATGGATGAAATCCTATCGGGTATCAGGTTTAACACCTTGGAATATGGCTGTCGCTTTCATTACTTAGACAACTGGACAAGGTTAGTAGACCACCTAGATACCGGCTCTGCCAATGAGTTCATCAATAAGTACTCTTCTGAAATCGAGAATATGTCTACCCAGCTCGATATTCACATACATACCTTTTCCCACCTAAATGCACCCAAGTTCGGGCCAGATCATGAGAGTGGCGCGGAAGTATTTGGTAGTCAGTTCACTGGCTCTAAAGGTGTTATGCGTAGCTTCCCAGTACTAATGGGATTCAGAAGAAACAAACATGCTGATGAGGAAAAGGGCATGTCCAAGAACAACTCAATCTTATCAGTACTTAAGAACAGAAAATTCGGTAGTGAGGGCGAAATTAGAACTCAGTACATACCAGAAACCAGTCAGCTCATTCAGAACCATTGGCAAGGAGAGCTGCTAAATGAGATACCAAAACGATGAAAATTATTATTAACGAGGATGCTATTGATGTAGATGACCCTGCACTTGACCTTGATGGATTCAAGGTAGCCAGAGAATCTGAAGATGCTTTTGACCGTTGGAAGCGGGAAGAGTTTGTAGAGGAAAACCTAACAAGTGAAGGGGTTTACCTTGGGGATGGAATTTACCACCGATAGTCAGCTAGTCCACCTATTCCAAAGCTCAGCATACCTGGCTTTGGGATTCATTATTCTACTCATGTACATCAATGACGTACCACCTGCATAAGGAGAAACCCTCATGGGAAATGAAAAATACTTTAGCGCGAATGCCCTGTACTACAGGGACGAGTTTGAGATGTCAGACGGAGGCCAGACTCACTTAACAGTGGGCCAAGTGTACGACTTAGTACGCCCAGTGACCGACGATGAAGACGGTTCTTTTCTGATCTTAAACGACAAAAGATGCCCTCACTATTTCGACCCAGAGGTAAACAGAAACAATACCTCAAGAGATGGCAGGTTCAACATGCACGACCACTTTGACATCCTTTATGGAAGTGAAGAGGTCTTGGAGCAAGCATAATGACTAAGAGACTTTACTGCTCAGACATTGAAGGTGATGACCTACTAGATGGCATCACTAAGGTCTGGTGTATGTCTAACACTGAGCTAGACAATAAGATGAATACAACTCGTCTTTTTACACTCACCAACCCAGTAAAAATAGCAGAGATGTTCTCTAACCCAGACAACATTTTGGTGATGCACAATGGAGTCTCTTACGATGGCCCAGCAGTAACTAAGGTAATGGAGATTGAAGTCCAAGCTGAAATTATAGATACACTTTTCTTGTCTTGGTACTTGTACCCAAAAATGGTTAAGCATGGATTGGCAGTTTGGGGTGAAGAGTTCGGCATACCTAAGCCTGTAGTAGATGACTGGGAAAACCTCAGTCTCGAAACCTACATACATCGTTGCGAAGAAGATTCCAAGATTCAGACTATGCTCTGGAAGAAAATCTGGAAAGACCTAATGCGCCTGTATGGAACTGTAGAAGGGTGCTGGCATGCAGTACGCCACTTAAACTTCAAAGCTAAGCAAGCTGCTATGCAAGAGAAGGCTAGGTGGAAACTCGACGTAGAAGCCTGTGAGAAGCTTGATGCAGTGTTCGCTGAGAAAATTGAGCTAGCCTTTGTCGATCTTGAAAAGAACATGCCTAAAGTGCCAGTCTGGACTACTAAGACTCGACCCAAGAAACCTTTTAAGGCTAGTGGAGAAATATCTTCGCTGGGATACAAGTGGATAGCTACGGTTGAGGAGCATGTTGACCCAGAAGACTATGACTTCATAGACCCTGTTAATTACCGTAAAGAGGTCAAATACATATCCAGCTATAACGAGCCTAACGCTGGCTCACCAATCCAAATAAAAGCTTGGTTGGTAGACCTTGGCTGGATAGCTGAGTCCTTCGTATACAAACGTGACAAGGAAACTAATAAAGTCCGTAAGATTCCTCAAATCAAAGACCCTGACACTGAAGAGTTGTGTGAGTCTATTGTGAGGTTAATACCTAAGGAGCCAGCACTTGAGCATTTGCAGGAATTGTCTGTCGTCAAACACAGGCGTGGAATTACAAGTGGATTTCTTAAAGCTGTCGATAGCAATGGCTACGTCCAAGCTCTTATCCAAGGCCTTACCAATACCTTACGATTCAAGCATAAAGTCTGCGTCAACCTACCTTCTATTAGAAAGCCATACGGCAAAGAAATTAGAGGCCTTCTTATTGCAAGAGACAGCAGCCTTGAACTTTGTGGATCGGATATGTCTTCGCTTGAAGACAGAACTAAGCAACACGCTATGTGGGAATTCGATAAGGACTATGTAAAAGAGATGATGCAGCCAGGATTTGATCCTCACTGTGACATGGCTATCGCCGCTAACTTGATGACTGTTGAGGAAGCTAATTGGTACAAAGCTTATGACAAAGACGCTGATAATAGTGTTGCTGATAAAGCAGAGTACGCAAGGTTAGCACTGGTACGCCATGCAGGTAAAAGCACTAACTATGCTGCTACCTATGGTGCTACCGGCCCTACTATTGCTAGGTCTGCTGGAGTCCTGCCAGCAATGGGAGACACGCTTCATGCTGCTTATTGGGCGAGAAATTGGAGCCTCACTGCCATTGCTGATTCATGCATTGTCAAGAAAGCCCTAGGCCTAAGTTGGCTATGGAATCCTGTATCTCAGATGTGGTTGTACCTCAAGAATGACAAAGATCGTTTCAGCACACTAAATCAGGCAACTGGTACGTACTGCTTTGATCGCTGGTTGTTCTACATCCTAGAGAAACGCCCTCAACTTACAGCACAGTTTCATGATGAATGTGTGTTGGAGGTTGGTATGGGACATAGAGATGCCATGACCAAGATTCTGAAAGATGCAGTAGCTTCCGTAAACGACGAGCTAAAACTTAATCGTGCGCTGGATTGTGATGTAGATTTTGGAAGGTCTTATGCTGCCATTCATTAGCATCCTGTTCCTAGCCTTTGTACAGAACGTGGCATTCACTATGGTGTCGCGTTCTCGTAACAGAGACAGCATGACCTACCATGCCATCTGCTCAGTATTTAGCAATGGCCTCTGGTTCCTCACAATGCACCAGCTAGTAGTGGCTAATTTGTCACTATGGCTGGCTGTACCTTATATCACCGGCACTGTTGCTGGCTCCATCTTTGGTGCTAAGGCATCTATGAAGATAGAGAGAATTTGGAGTATCCAATGCTAGTTTGCAAAAAATTAGATGACCCTGAACCTAAAAAAGCCATGCGCTTTAATGGGGACAAAACTCAATTAAGTTACCTACTAGAAGCTGATGTAGCTATGGCTGGCATGTGCAAAGTATTTGAGTTTGGTGCTAAGAAATACGCACGAGGCAACTGGAAGAAAGGCCTCGATCCTATGGAGGTGCTAGATAGCTTACTTCGTCATGCTACAGCCTACGCAAATGGTGAGGTGCTTGACTCAGAATCAAAGCTGCCACACATAGACCACATTACGTGTAATGCAGTATTCCTAGCCACCTTTGGAAAACGAGAAGATGCACACAACAGTTAAACTTATTCAATATAGCGAGTCTCAAGATGGTGTAAGCCTAGCCACAATGGAGTTGGTTTATCCCAGGTTTATTCACTCAGAATTTATGACTCATCGTGTGTTCTCACGCAATGCAGCAAGTTCTCGTGCTATCCCTATTAAGTCCATGATGGAGCAAGTTTGTAACGATCCAGCTATGCCTACCTACTGGGGACTTAATAAGGCTGGGATGCAAGCTGGAGATAAACATAGCTCTACCCCAACCTGTGCCTATGCTTGGAAACAAGCTGCTAAACGTGCGGTAGAAAGTGCCAAAGAACTTGACGCACTAGGGCTGCACAAACAGCTTGTTAATCGTGTGCTGGAGCCTTTCCAGTGGATGAAAACAGTTGTGACCTCAACCGATTGGGACAACTTCTTTGACTTACGATGTCATCCAGATGCCCAGCCTGAAATTCAAGACCTGGCCATTATGATGAAGGCCGCACTACTAGAATCAAAGCCTGTACAAGTAGCCCAAGATGAATGGCATGTGCCTTACGTTGATCGTATCCGCATGCATAGTAATAGGCTGGCCTATTTCACTGGTGATCTTGAGGTCACTAAAGATCAAGCCCTACGCATATCCGCATCCTGTTGTGCTCAAGTGAGCTACCGAAATCTGGATGATAGTTTAGACAAAGCTATCAAGATTTATGACCGTCTTATTGGCAGCAAACCTGCTCACGCTTCCCCTTTTGAACATCAAGCTACACCACAAGTAGCTGGGTACATAAGAAGTGGCAATTTACGTGGCTGGAAGCAATACAGGAAAACATTAAAACTATAACAACTGGAACGTAAATGAATGAACTCATAAGAGTGAAATGTCAGACACCTAAAACGATTCCTACCTACGATTACCCAGCAGCAGTATCCGCAGCAGAAGCTCAAGCCGAAATATTCTGGCTACCCACTGAGCCTAAAGTAGAGAAAGACCTACACTGTCTTAAAACAGAACTTACCCCAGCAGAACTACATGGTGTGATGACCACACTGAAGCTATTTACTCTATACGAGCAAGTGGCTGGCAATGAGTACTGGGGTGGTCGCTTTAAGCGTATGTTCCCTCGACCTGATTTCCTACGGATGGCTACTAAGTTCTCTGATGTGGAAATAAACACACAT